CTTGACACACACTAAACCTTATGCTACAATTACTCTACAACAACAACTAGCTATGGAGATATATAATGGCTACTAAGACAATTGAACTGACAGGCACACTTGAGTGGGCTAAGCTCTTCGAAGGTAACCGTGACAACGGAGAGTATGACATTGAGACAGATGGTGCTACAACCGTTGACCTCATCATGGATGACAAGACACTGAAAGCTATGAAGGATGCTGGTATCCGAAAACAAGCAAAGGAATCAGAGGGTGGCTATCGAGTCAAGTTCAAGCGCCCTTGGAAAGATAAGTTCGACCGAGAGTGGGCAGCTGGTCCACCTAAGGTCTTCGGTCCAGATGGTTCGGAGTGGGACGATGGTGAGCTGATCGGCAACGGTACGGTTGGTGTAGTCTTCGTCGATGTCTACGACACCAAGATGGGCAAGGGTTGCCGACTCAACGGAGTGCAGGTGATTGACCACGTAGCCTTCGAAGGTGCAGGAGGTCAGTCAGCAGGTATCAAACCACGAGACTACACCAAGGACACACCGAAGGCAGAGGCCCCACCCGTAGCCGCTAAGAAGAGTCCAGGAGATATTCCGTTCTAAGTACGGAGAGAGGGAGTCCCAGTGGCTCCCTTTTCACTCTCACCACTAAAGGGACACGACTCTATAAGGAATAACAACAATGACTAAGACAATAGAAACGTTAGTCGAGGACATGGAGAACGTGATCCTCGGCAACAACGGGTGGGACTACCTACTCGGTCAGAACATGGCCTCCACGATAGCTGTCCTAGCTAAGAGCCGCTTCGACAAACCACAGGAGCCTCGAGGTTACCTATCCATGTCAGGCCTTGGTACACCCTGTAACCGTAAGCTCTGGTACAAGATCAACCAGACTGAGTTAGCACAACCTTTACGTGCAAACGCCCTGCTCAAGTTCTTCTATGGTGACATGATTGAAGAGCTTGCTTTATGTATCGCACAGCAAGCAGGACACAGTGTTGTAGGCCAACAGGATCGCATGGAGGCCCACGGTATCAAAGGTAGCCGAGATTGTGTCATCGACGGTATGACAGTTGACGTTAAGTCAGCATCTCCCTACTCCTTCAAGAAGTTCCAAGAAGGTAATCTAAGAGAACAGGATCCCTTCGGTTACATCTCTCAACTCTCCTCCTATGTATATGCAGCTAAAGATGATCCACTTGTGACAAATAAGACACACGGTGCCTTCCTAGTGATTGACAAGGTGAATGGACATATCTGCTTAGATGTCTATGATCTGACTGAGGAGATGAAGACTAAGGAAGAAGAGATCAGGGCTATCAAGGAGATGGTAGCTCAGAAGGTACCACCTGAGCGTGGCTTCGAGGATGAACCACAAAGTAAGACATCCCCTAACATGAAGCTGAAGATGGAGTGCTCCTATTGCGAGTTCAAGCGAGCTTGCTGGCCTGGCCTTAAGCTCTACGCATACAGCCACGGTCCTGTATACCTGACTAAAGTAGTCAAGGAACTACGGGTAGACGAGTCGGACGACTGGTCATGAGACGAAGTGCAACACGACAACGAGCTCTCGCTGCTGGGTACCGATCAGGCCTAGAGGAGGAGATGGCTGAGAACCTCAAGGAACGGGGTATCACCTTCACCTACGAAGAAGAGAAGATCAAGTGGTTAGACAGTAAGGTTAGAACCTACACCCCTGACTTCGTACTTGAGAACGGTATCATCATTGAGACCAAAGGTCGGTTCGTTTCAGCAGACCGCAGGAAACACAAAGAGATCAAGAAGCAGTACCCTGACTTAGACATTAGGTTCGTGTTCAGTAACTCACGAGCTAAGCTATACAAAGGTGCTAAAGGTTCCTATGCTGACTGGTGTGATAGCCAAGGCTTCTTATACTCAGATAAAGTAGTTCCAGAAGACTGGATGAAGGAAAGTAAAGATGGATAAGACAGCAGTAGTATTTAGCTGTGGACACAGTGACCCCCAGACAAGCAATGATCGTTATACATGGTTAGGTAAGTTCTTGTATGACATCAAACCTGACTACGTTGTAGACCTAGGAGATGGTGCTGACATGCGCTCCCTCAATAGCTTCGACACACGGAAGCCCGAGGCTATCGTAAGTCAGTCCTACGAGAAGGACATCGAGCACTACAACGACTCCCAAGAACGACTACGCCACTACTTCAAAGCGAACAAGCGTAAGAAACCTTCTTGGTATGGCTTCGAAGGTAATCATGAACACCGCATCAAGACAGCAATTGGTTTTGATCCAAGACTAGAGGGTAAGAAGTATGGCATTAGTTTCAAACATCTTCAAACAAACAAGTGGTTCGACGAGTACCACGAGTACGAGCATGGAGCGCCCAAGATCCATAACTACGATGGTGTGGACTACGCTCACTTTGTGGGGGCTGGTAACTTTGGTCGCGCTCTGTCTGGCGTTCACCACGCTTATGGGCTTATACAAAATCGCTACAGGTCTTGCACTGTTGGTCATTCTCATAAGCGTGATATGTATTTTAAAGATGGTGCAGGTGCTGGTGGCGCTATCGGGTTGGTCGCAGGGTGTTTCAAAGGTGCTAAGGAAGATTGGGCTGGTCAAGCAAACAACGATTGGTGGAAAGGTGTGGTCGTCAAGAGAGCTGTTTCCAACGGTGTATACGAACCACAGTTTGTTAGTCTTCAGACACTGCGACGGGAGTACGGATGAGGATACTGAAGCAAGACTTAGGGGTGACAAGTAGTCACCTCTCTACCCTCTTGACACACCCAACCCAGTGTGGTATAACTGCACTCTTTGACTAGGAGAATACAATGGAATTCGAAGTAAGTATTCGTATTAAAGTAGACTCTAGCTCCTTCTACTGGGACGCTAGTGTAGCAGATCGACTAGAGTCTGTTCATGAGATGATTAGAAATGCGATGTATGACCTTGACGATGTGAGCATTAAGTCAATGGAAGTGGAGGAGTTGTAATGAGTTATTCAAACTTTGATATGGTTGCCGATTTCACCTACGCTATGGGACAGCCTCTAAGTCAACCCCATATGTTTGACGAAGGGTACGACGTTGACCTAGAGTCTATGCGGTTCAAGCTTATCATGGAGGAGGTCGATGAGTTTGCAAACGCTACCGACAAAGAGAACTTGCTTAAGGAGTTAGCTGATATCTTGTACGTAGTTTACGGTTACGCAGCAACGTACGGACTGCCTATCGACGCAGCCTTCGAGCGAGTCCATGAGAGCAACATGAGCAAGTTAGGTGAAGACGGTAAACCCATCTACCGTGAGGACGGTAAGGTCCTGAAGGGCCCTAACTACAAACCAGCAGACTTAAGTGACTTGGTATGAGCTTAGAGAACAATACCTACTTACTCGTCATGGTGCTATTTGATAAGGAACTGACACGTGACAGGAAAGCATATAGCAGTTTGGTTTAGTTGTGGTGCTGCCAGTGCGGTAGCAGCCAAGCTAACACTAGATAAGTATGGGGCTGACAATAAGGTCTCTATAATCAACAACCCAATAGCTGAAGAACATGAGGATAACACACGCTTCCTAAAGGATGTTGAGGATTGGCTAGGACAAGAGATAATCTTAGCATCTCACTCTAAGTACCCAAGTAATAGTTGCGTTGAGGTCTGGGATGACAGGAACTACATCTCAGGACCTATGGGCGCACCCTGCACAATGATCCTAAAGAAACAGGCTAGGCAACAGTGGGAAGAGGTCAACAAACCTGACTACACTGTCCTTGGATTCACATCTGAGGAGCAAGGTCGCTCTGACAAGTTCAAGCTCACTGAGCGGGACACACTACTAACTCCCTTGATTGATGTTGGCTACACTAAACAGGATTGTTTCAACGTACTGGCAGATGCTGGTGTTGAGCTTCCTGCTATCTATCGACTAGGCTACCCAAATGCTAACTGTATTGGTTGTGTAAAGGCGTCCTCTGCAACCTACTGGAACTTAGTAAGAGAAACCTTCCCTGACGTATTCGAGGAAAGGTTAAAGCAATCCCGTAGGATCGGAACAAAGCTAACGTACTATAAAGGTAAACGCATCTTTCTAGATGAGCTACCTAAAGATGCAAAAGGAAGACCACTGAAAGACTACGATTTTGACTGTGGCATCTTCTGCGAAGAAAAGTAACAACTTTAAGGATAAAGAATGAAGAACTATCAAGAGTTTTCTACACGTGCTAATGTGGTAACACGGCGTACGTATAACCGTCCTAAAGAGGATGGTACCTTCGAATCATGGTCTGAGACAGTTGACCGTGTTGTTGAGCACCAGCAGTGGCTCTGGGAACGTGCCAAGGGCAACACCCTCGACAATCTAGAGCTCGTTGAGCTTGATAAGCTCCGTACACTTATGATGGAACGTAAGGCTACAGTATCAGGCCGTACCCTGTGGCTTGGTGGTACAAATGTATCCAAGACACGTGAAGCATCACAGTTCAACTGTTCCTTTGGTCGTGTTGAGACTGTACATGACATCGTAGATGCTATGTGGTTGCTGCTTCAAGGGTGTGGTGTAGGTTTCGAGCCAGTTGTAGGCACACTCAATGGCTTTGCTAAGAAGTTAGACGTTAAGATCATCCGTTCTGCTAAAGTCTTGGGTGAAGCTAAGGGTTGTCCAAGTAACCAGTCATGGACATCTGTAGACGAAGACGGCAAGAAGACATACCACCTCAAGATTGGTGATAGTGCTGAGGCTTGGGCTAAGTCAGCAGGTAAACTGTTTGCTATGAAGGATGCTGTAGATGTATTGGTACTGGACTTTACTGAGGTACGTGCAGCAGGTGAACGCCTCAAGGGTTATGGTTGGATTAGCTCAGGCGATGAGACTGTATCGTCTGCCTTCAACCGTATCTGTGATTTGATGAATGATCGTGCTGGTCAGTTGCTTACACGTATCGACATCCTTGATGTGCTTAACCACTTGGGTACTACACTGTCCTCTCGTCGTTCAGCTGAGATTGCTTTGATGCCAGTGTCTGACCCTGAAGTAGATGCCTTCATCTCAGCTAAGAAAGACTTCTGGTTACATGATAACGAGCACCGTCAGCAGTCCAACAACTCTATCGTCTTTCACAAGAAACCAACCAAGTGGGAACTGTCATACATCTTCGACAAGATGGTTGAGGCTGGTGGTTCTGAGCCTGGGTTCATTAACGCAGAAAGTGCAAAGAAGAGAGCACCACACTTTAAAGGTGTAAATCCTTGCGCAGAGATTTTGCTTGGAAATAAGAGTTTTTGTAACCTAGTCGAGGTTGACTGGGGTAAATACCTTACTGACTTCGGTGGACTACAGGAGGCTGTTGAGATTGTAGCTCGTGCTAACTACCGTCAGACATGTGTGAACCTAGACGATGGTGTGTTGCAGCGTTCATGGCATGAGCTTAACGAGTTCCTACGTCTTTGTGGTGTAGGTGCTACAGGTATCGTCAAGTTCTTGGATCACCACACAGGTGCAAGCAACATTGAGGCTATGCTACAGGCTCTGCGTTCTTCTGCTAAGAAGGGTGCTAACTCGATGGCTGATGAACTAGGCTTGCCTCGTGCTAAGCTGGTCACTACAGTCAAGCCTTCTGGTACCTTGTCTAAGATCATGGACACTACTGAGGGTGTACACAAGCCCTTGGGTAAGTACCTTTTCAACAACGTGACTTTCTCTAAGCATGACGAGATCATCCCTACACTGGTAGCTGCTGGTTATAAGGTGATCGACAAGCCATTCGAGATTGACAGTGTGTTGGTTACATTCCCTGTAGCATACGAGGATGTTAAGTTCGATGTAGTAGACGGTAAGCATGTCAACCTTGAGTCAGCCATTGGACAGCTTGATCGTTACAAGTTGATGATGGATCACTACGTAGACCACAACTGTTCTGTCACTATCAGCTACGACACTGGTGAGGTTCCTGTCATCATTGATTGGATCTTGGACAACTGGGATACGTACGTCGGTGTATCTTTCATCTATCGTAATGATCCTACTAAGACAGCAGCTGACCTAGGCTATGCTTACCTTCCACAAGAGGTTGTCTCTGAGGAAGTCTACCGTTCGTACGCTAACACACTGATGCCAGTAGACTTGACTAACCTGGCCTCTACAGATGATCTGTCTGACGAAGCTTGTGCTACAGGTGCTTGCCCTATCCGTTAACTCTAACCACCTGAGCATGTGTCTAAACTGCTCGCACCCTAACGTAGAGATAGACTTAGGCTGATAAGTTTGGTCACTGAGGCCAGCGCCTAAGTTTTACACCTGAGCATGTGTCTAAACTGCTCACACCATTGAAGGAGGTGACCAATGACATTCATCATCATTACACAAGACCAGTGTTCGTACTGCGATAAGGCTAAGAAGCTTATGGTAGGCAATAGACTGCACTCAGTATCCTACAACATCCATAGTTCCAAGTGGCTTAGAGATTTGCTAGGTAAGGCAGAGCTTACAACTGTACCCCAAATCTGGAACTCAGATGGTGAGTATATTGGTGGGTACGAGGAACTTGACAAGTACATAAAGAGCCTCTAAGTTACAGATAACTTCTCTTAGCTCAACTGGATAGAGCAAGTCACTTCTAATGACTAGGTTACAGGTTCGAGTCCTGTAGGGAAGACCAAATTGTCAGTGCAGGTTTGCCAATAGCAACAGCTACCTAAGGCGTCAGTAGCACCGTTATTGAGGGGTTCAATTCCCCTGACTGGCACCAAGACAGCCTTGACAAGGCATAACAAAGTGTGGTACACTTAGGGGAGGCACCGCGAGGCGCTTCCCTTTTTCATTAATAGGAACACAGTATGCAACAGAAGCCAAAACCAAAAGCTACAAGAGCTAAGCGTGAAACAACCTATAAGGGAGCGAGCGCTAAACCCGTCTCAGGTCTTGTACCAAAGACTGACCATCAGGGTGACCTCATCAATGCCATCAAAAGCTCATGTCAGGTGATCGTATTCGGACCTGCTGGTACTGGTAAGACATACGTTACAGCTACAATGGCTGCTGACTTGTACACCCTTAAGAAGATTGATAAGATCGTAATCACTCGTCCTATGATCTCGGTAGGTAAAGAGATTGGTATCCTTCCTGGAGACCTAGGCGAGAAGGTAGCCCCTTGGGCACTACCCGTCCTCGACGTATTGAACAAGCATCTTGGTAAGGGTGCAGTAGAGACAGGGATCAAGAACGGGAACATTGAGATGGCTCCCCTAGCTCTTATGCGTGGCCGTAGTTTCGACGATGCATTCATCATCTGTGATGAGGCTCAGAACATTACCACACACGAACTAAAGATGCTCCTCACACGAGTAGGTGAAGGTTCCACCATCGTCCTCAACGGGGACATCATGCAGACAGACCTGAAGGACGGAGATGGTCTTACGAAGATTACACACCTAGCTAAGAAGCACATGCTCCCTATCCCTATTGTGGAGTTCAACCTAGACGACATCGTTCGTTCAGACATCTGCGCCCAATGGGTGCGTGTATTCTACAAGGAGAAGATATAATGGCTAAATGGAGCTTAGGAGAATACTGCCCGATCTGCGACTGCTTACTTGATGATCGAGGCCACTGTGGAGAGTGCTTAATGACAGACAACAACTACAACAACATTGACAAGCCCTTTCACTACAACCAAGCTGGCATCGAGTGCATTGACTACATCAAGCAAGTTCTTGGTAAGGAGGGCTTCATCGCTTACTGTCGAGGTAATGTAATGAAGTACAACCATCGCGCCTTCTATAAAGGCAATCCCACAGAGGACATGGCGAAAGCTGAACAGTACCTCAAGTGGGCCAATGAGACACTCAAGGAGATACACAAATGAGAGTTTTGATAGCAGGGGGCAGAGATTTTACAGATAAGCAGTTCCTGACTGAGTACATGTCCACTTACCTAGGTTCGGTCACAACCTTAATATCAGGTACAGCTCGTGGTGCTGATACCCTCGGGGAGGAGTGGGCAAAGGAGAATGGCATTGCCATAGAGAGGTACCCTGCCCAGTGGTCTAGAGACGGTAAGGCTGCGGGCCCCATCCGTAATGCAGAGATGCTGAAGAAAGGTAACCCTGACTTAGTCGTAGTCTTTGAAGGAGGCAAGGGATCGGCACACATGGCTTCGATTTCCAGAAAGGCTGGGGTTAATACGGTGGAACCAAGAAAGGAGATTCACAAATGATTCGTAGTATCATAGCGGGGGCTTTGCTGTTAGCGAGTCCTCTATACGCAGAAGAACTCAGAGTAATCAACCTACCCGAAGAGGATGTAATCCTTCTATCTGGAGACATCATTGAAGGTACAGCACAACGCCTTGATGACATCCTGACAGCTAATCCTACCATCACTAAGGTGGGTATGGTCTCTGGTGGTGGTTTGGCCTACGAAGGCTTCAACGTAGCTGACGTACTAAGTAACCACGACGTTACAGCTGTTGTCCCACGAGGCTACGTCTGCCTCAGTGCTTGTGCTATTGGTTTCATTGGGGCTAAGGACTATGTCATCCTAGGAGCCCTTGGTTTCCACAACATGTATATCACTGCTGAGAACATGGTTGATGCTGATAAGCTAATGCTAATCATTCGTGGTCAGCAGTTTGGTGTACGTACAGCTATCTTCTTCATTCAGAATGGCTTTGAGATCGAGTTACCCTACATCATCAGTGCGGTTACTACACCTGAGGAGTTCATTGTCTTTACCAGTACAGAAGACCTGATGACATTCTTCGCACGTAATGAAGAGGACAACATCATTAACTACCTAGACAACAACGACATTGATGACGCATGGATTGAAGAGCACCTATGGGACTCAGAACGGTTCAGGTTGTTCATGCAAGGAGGAGATAACAATGCACCTTAATCTTAGATTCTGGAAGTTCTGGACTACGGAGGTTGTACTACTTGTAAGCCTCTACGCTGCCTTAGTACCGCTGGGTGGCTACCACTTCATTCTAGACAATGACTTCACTTACATCTCACTCATCAACCTAACGATCTTGGTAGCTTCCTCCCTCTGGGTTGGACTACGGATCACCACAGGTGATAAGAAAGGAACGGACTTACAATGGTATCTAGCAGATGTCACACTCTCCCTCGGAATGGTAGGCACACTCTTTGGGTTCCTTATGGTTCTCTACTCGACCTTTGAGGGTATCGACGTAACAGACACAGACTCAATGAAGGGCGCTATCGAAAGTCTAGCCACAGGAATGGGGACTGCACTGCTTACGTCTCTGGTTGGTCTCGTTAGCTCTATCGTTATGAAGCTACAGCTGGTCATCTTGGAAGATGAGAATGCGTAAGTATTCGTCCAACCTAGCCTTCGTCGATCTACTATTTAACCTACTGGTAGGATTTACCTCTTTGTTCATCATTGCATTCCTGATGATTAACCCAGTGTCCCAAACGGGACAGACAACCCCACCTGTTAGAATGTTTGTAGAGATCGAGTGGGATAGTGAGTTTACTCAAGACATGGACCTGTTTGTACGAGGCCCCAATGGGAACGTAGTCTACTACGCCAACAAGGACGGTGGTTATGTAGTACTCCAACGGGATGACTTAGGTTCAACCAACGACACCTACATCCTCAATGGGGAGCGTATCGTCATCAAGCGTAACTACGAGATTGCTAACTTCTCTGATTTACCTGCTGGTGAGTACGTTATCGGAGTCTTTTACTTCTCACGGCTAGGTGATTCAATTGACGTTAAGACAACAGTACGATCCATCTCACCACACCGACTGGTCTACGAGGGTACAGCACAAGCCCTTACACCACGCACTGAGCGCACTCTCCTATCCTTTGTAATTGACAAGGACGGGAAGGTTACTGACCTTAACACTGAGGTACAGATACCAATCACAGGACGAAGAAAGGTAGGTGGTTTATGACGGTCCTTATAGTTCTAATCATTATGTTTGGGTTAGCAGCCGCTGCCCTTACATATACTTCTAAGTTAAAGAGTTACATCAAACTTGGTATCCTGCCTATCTTTATATTGAGTACTATGACGGGCTATGCGTACTTCCTCGAAGAAGTAGGTAAACCAGCTGATCGTTCACTACCCGCTGAAGCTGACTATGTCTTCCACAGGGTAACATCAGACGATACAATCATTGTGTGGCTGACAGATGCAGGAGAAGATCGACTCTATGTGATCCCTTACTCAAGGGAAGCAGCTAAGGAGTTAGAGGAGGCTAAGAAGAAGTCTGAGGAGGGTAACGCCCAGTCCATCAAGACTAACGACAATCCAAGGGGTCAGCAGACGTTATCGACTAGTGATAACCTTGACTTAGACTCTCAACCTGAAACCAAAGAGTAAGGACATACAATGTTTAACTTCTTCAAAAGTAGAGAGTGGGCCTTATGGGCCTACGGGGGTAGCCTAGCTATCCTCTTCACCCTCTGGTACTTAGTACAACTCGACGTTAAGATTAACGATTGGTTCGGGTCGTTCTACGATATGATCGGTGAAGCCCTCTCAGGGGACCGTACAGTGACCATCAGTGAGTACTACGGACAGTTGGCTACCTTCGGTAAGATAGCAGCTATCTATGTCGCTGTGTCCCTCTCTGTGAGCTTCTTCACACAACACTGGTTGTTCCGCTGGCGTACCTCTATGGTAGAGACATACCACGCCCTCTTCTATAAGGCTCGTCACATCGAAGGAGCTTCACAGCGTGTCCAAGAAGACACAGTCAAGTTCTCTCGTATCATGGAAGGTCTAGGTGTTTCCTTCGTAGAGAGCATCATGATCCTTGTAGCCTTCTTCCCGATCCTTATGGGCTTGTCAATGGGTATCACAGTCACCTTCTTCGGTGAGTGGCAGTACGGTCTCGTAGCCTCAGCTATCATCTGGTCAGCAGGTATCACAGTCGTGTTGCTTGTTGTAGGACACGTACTCCGCCTAGTCAATATCGAGTACGACATCCAAGCCCGTGAAGCAGCCTACCGTAAGGTTCTAGTCATCGCAGAAGACGAAGATAACATTAGACCCAAAACACTCAACGAAGTGTTTGACACCGTACGTAAAATACACTATACTAACTATGCAAGGTACGCCATCTTCAACGTAGCTCGTCTTGCATGTCTACAAGCTAACGTACTAGTAGGTTACATCGTACTTGCTCCAGCAATCGTAAGTGGTGCCATTACTCTTGGTGTCATGCAGCAAATCCTTCGTGCCTTCGGTCGTGTAGAAGGCTCCATGATGTATCTCTTCAAGTCATGGTCCACAATCATCGAACTACTCTCAGTATACAAGCGCTTAAATGAATTTGAAAAGGAACTCAACAATGCTTAATGCAATCATCAACGGTAGCAAGAAGAAGTCAAAGAAGACCAAGAGCAAGGAGGCTGTAGCAGCGCCACCCCAGTTGCAATCTCCTGGCTCCTACCTACGTGAATCAGGTATCCTCTTCCTGACAGATAAGTTCGATCAAGAGAAGATCATGCCACTGGTAGCTCAGATCTATGAGTACAACTTTATGCCAGAGGAACTACGACCAGAGGCCATTACCTTAGTCATCAACAGCCCAGGAGGTTCAGTACACTCAGCCTTCCACCTCATTGATGCTATGATGCTATCAGAGATTCCAGTTAATACAATGGGGCACGGACTAGTAGCCTCCTGTGGTGTCCTGACTATCATGGCAGGTAAGAAGCGTATGGTGACACACAACACCTCAGTGATGAGCCACCAGTACAGCTGGGGTAGCCAAGGTAAGGAACATGAACTCCACGCTAAGATCAAGGAGTTCGATATGGCAGGTGATCGTATGGTGAACCACTACAAGAAGTTCACTAAGAAGTCAGAGAAGTACATCCGTAAGCATCTACTACACGCTACAGATGAGTGGTTGACACCTGAGGAGTGCCTCAAGCATGGCCTTGTAGACGAAGTCATTAACACTTACTCTAAATAGGACTTGACAAGAGGGGTATGCTTATGGTATACTCCTCCTAAGAGTGTAGCAGTACAAGGAGTATCTAGACATCAAAAAGGTTACCCCTAAAAGCAAGAAGCCTCCCACTCCATCACTGGAACAAGAGGCCAAGGACTTCCTTAAAGAGAAGTCTAAAGAGAAACTACTTGATACTGGTCCCGTAGAGAGTCTCTCCACTCCTCGGGAACTACTAGCAGCTTCAGTACTATCTGGGTTGCTAGCGTCAGGTAGAGGACAGCGAGCAGAAGAACTCGTAGAAGAAGCATACAGATATGTCGATCTCTTGCTTCGGTATAATAAGTAACAAGTAACGTACCACCTAATGAACCCCCTTGGCCCTAAGAAGCCTTGGGGGTTTTTCTTTGTTTAAAGGTTACTTGTTAATACCAGCTAGGTAATCCATAGTATCTCTGGATTCGATCAGCCCCTTGATACCAGCTAGCTGTACAGTTGTGGCATCTCCGATATCTTCAAGACCCATCTCAGCTACAGCCCACTCTAAGTCAGCAGCAGGATACTTCTTATGCAGTGAGAACCGGATAGACATATCGTTGTTTGGATCACGGGAACCCTCTACGTATAGCATAGTCTCTGCATACTTCTTAGCATTTGCAACAATATTATCCACCATGATACGCTTATACCGCTCAGGCTTATTAGCGAAGTCGTTCTCTTCCCACTCGTAAGTTGCCTTATCGTTAATATAGCTAAAGAAGATGTTGTGGTAACGGTTAGCGGCTTCTGGAGCCTTATTGGCAATAGACACAGCGATATTAAGGGTAAACGGTTCAATGCCTACGTTGTTCAACAAACGCTCTGTATTGGTTAGGTTGAGAGTCCTAGCACCGATGAGAGCAGTAGGCTGTACATCTACAGCACCTTGAGCCGAAGAGTACTTCTGAACAGGCTCTTTACCTGTAAGTAGAAGTGAAATCTGGTCAAAGTTACGGAGAGCTGTGTTAGCTACGTGCCCAAGACCTTGCCGACGGTCTGGTGTGATATAGGTGTCCCTGTTCATTACACCTACGGCAGTATTGACAGCACCAATAGGACGAGTTGCAGCAGCTACAACCTGTGCACCTACGGAACCCATGACGCCTTTAGTCTCAGCCCAAGCAGCTGCTGTGTCACCAGAGATTAGAGCCTCTGCTACAGCTACAATATCGTTCTGAGTAGTAGTCAAGTTCTTAGTTAGACCACCCAAGCCAAACTGCTTTTCAAACTGAGCAGTAATCTCTTTAGGAACCTCTTTACCTTCCATGTGATAGGAAGCGATACGAGCAGCATACTTGAAGAAAGAAGCTGGGTAATCGAACTTAACGTCAACTACTTCGCCTGTATTATCGATGTCTTGTCCGATACCCAAACCAAGACCTCGTAGGTACGTCTCACGGTCAGCCATTGTGTAGATCAGTGTAGTCCCCACAAGAGCCTTAGAGAAGACCTCCTTGAAGCTACGGTCCTCGTACTTCCCCATAGCCTTCATAACAAGACCAAGCGGTGTAGCAGCAGTAGAGAAAGACACAGTGTTGTTAAAGAAGCGACCGAATGGAACCATCAAACCGATACCTGGAATCTTACGTGCATCCTCGATAACAGCTGCTACTTCCCCAATGGCGTCCTTACCTTTGAATGACTTAGAGAAGATACCTTCCATAGTGCGGTTTACTGCACCAGCTTCTAGTTCACGGTACTCCTTTGTACGCATTACCTGAGATAGAGCTGGGTTCTTAGTAGAGTCAAAGAACTCGTTGTAACCACCCTTGAATCGGAGGGTACTCCCATCTTCCAGCTTAACGCCAGTAGTACGCAAAGCTTTATCAATCTGGTACATAAACTCCTGAGACTTTGTTAAGGCATCCTGCCCTTGCACAAAGGTAGCCCGCTGTAGGCCATCGACAACAGAATCAACACGAGACCCCACCATCAACTCCTTAGGGGAGAGTTTACCACTGAACAAGTCCTTAGTAGTCTGTTCAACACCACCGGACGTGATGTCATTGAGGTCACCTAGGAACTGGCTGCGTACACGCATGTAGTCCTCGAAAGCTTCTCCTGTAGCCCTGTTATCAAGCAGGAGGCGCATACGGTTACCTACTGACTTCAGCATACCAAAGCCTACGTCAAGGTCAGCCTTCGCCCCTTGGGAGCCTACAACAGCCTTCATCGTACCGTGCCCAACGTGGAGCAAGGCCTGTGACAAATCAGACACAGTGTTAAAGGCTGCACCACCTGCCCAACCAGATACGTTGAGAGCAGAAGTAGACGGGTGTGCCACAAGAAGTCGTACAACACGTCCTTGGTAATCAGACACTAGCTTACCTACTTTACCTACTGACCCAGCCGAGGACCAACCAGCATCGAGTGCCTTATCGACGAAGGTAGCTACGTCCAGCTTAGAGATGTCTATTTGGTTTGTGATCTGAGCAGCACGTCCAATAGCACCCAAGGATGAGCCAGACTCACTCGACTTACGAGCGAATAGGTTACCGAAGTCCTCAGGGGAGATACCATCGAGCTCCTTAAAGTTCATCTTAAAGTTCTGCTTAAGTACAGACACCAAGTCAGATACTTCCTCAGGGGAGGCATCCTTGATAATGTCAGCCATCCAATCAGAGTAGAGATCATCCCTATTCTTCTTAACGTGCACAAGGCCACGTTCATTTGTTATCTGAGCAAGGCCCTTAAAGTAGACCTCACCTGTATCAGCGTTGGCACGACCCAAGAGTAAGTCTTGGAAGAACTCAGTGTCAGGAGCCCTTACATCTTTACCAGCTGAAACCTTCTGAGCCCATGTACCTGACTTAGGCACAGTCTCATCTGAGTAGGCTTTAAGGGAGTCTGTAAGCTCTGTAATCAAGTTCTTAGTAGTAGGGATTTCCACCTCGAGGGATGGCATCTTGACACCAGAAGCTCCCTTTGTTAGTACACGTGCAGCTTGTACACCACCTAGAACGGCACCCCCTACAAAGGCTAGGCCAACGGCTAGCTCATCGACATCGTCTCGAACACCTAGCTCAATCAAGTTACCTTGGTATAGTGTCTCCATACCTGCGTTAACGATACCATCGATAGCTGTAGTACCTGCAATGTCTTTCAGAGCAGAAGTCTGAGCTAGACGGGCAATACCATTCTTAGATGCCAGTGCCTTAGCTGCAGCACGGTTAGTGGCAGTCATAGCCGCAGACTCCGAACCCTCTCGGATAATACGGGACATGACAGTGTTACCAGCACTACGTGCAGCCTTTGTAGCTACCTCTTGAGTAGCGCCCTTACCTAGCTGAGCTGCAAGAACTTTACCGAACTCCTTGATGCCCTGCCGCTTGACTGCTTCAGTAGCAATACGACCACCAGCTCCAGTAGCCAGCTTACCCCACCCGAGGGTTACAAGGTTAATTGGGTCAAGGATAACACCTTGTGTGTAGTCAACGACTGCCTGACCAAGGTTAGACCAAGAAGAGCTCTTAGAGAAGGAGCCCTCTGCATTGTCGAAGATGCTATAAGCTTCAGCTGTGTTACGGACTCGATCAGCATCACCTTCAAGACTCTTGATATAGGAGAAATCAGCTAGTCCACGTACAGTGTTACCAGACGACGTTGAGCGACGTTCCTGTACAAAGGCATCAATCACTTCTTCTTGTGAATGCTCCTTAACCCAAGACGAACCCCTCCGGTCAGACATGTGAGCCAGAATAGGTTTAATAAGCTTATCATCTGTATAGAAGTCGTCTACAGTATAGGTCTGAGCTTCTACACCTTCTGGCAAGAAGTTCCAAGTAGTTGCATTCTTTTCATTAGACTCCACTTGTTCAGTTGAGAGGGGATTACCCTCCCGATCAAAGCGTGGCTTAAAGGTATCAATACTATCTAAACCAGTTACAGGTTCAATAGCAGTCGGGGGAAGATCAACAGGAATAGCTTCCTCAGTCTGTGTGTCTACATCACTTACTAATGGGTTACCCTCTCGATCAAAGCGTGGTTTAAAGACACCTGGTTCTGTAACAACAGGTTCCTCTTGTACAGGTGCAGGTTCTTCAGACACAGGAGTAGGCTCAGGGGCTGCAGGAGCCGCCTGAGGTACTGGTGTAGACTTGAGGGTATCTCCAAGTCGATTGATAGGACGACCTAACTCATCCTTCTCTTCAGCTACATTTACAGGTTTAAAGGTATCAGATAGACCAGCCATGTGTTACTCCTACAGGTTTCTTATTGTTATTGATTCATAGCTAATACAAGGGCTTCTTGAACCTTCTCATCACCAAACTTCTCTTGCATTTCAATGATTAGAGCGTCGAGTTCAGCTTGATCCATACCGTTCCCAGAGAGACCCTTGACTATAGCTTCAATACCGACAGCTAGCTCTTCTTCGGGTGCTAGTGGTTTACCCTTAGCCTCTACGTATGGTGCTACTACGGCGTCTAGCGCAGACCGTACCTTAGGTGAGTTTAGTTCAGTTGCACCCATCTGTGTAGGACGGTAACCATCAGGCATCGACTTAGACTCTGTAGAGAGTTGATCAGACTCCATTCCAACCCGATCTAGACGTGACTGTTCCATTCGTCCTAGGTTTGTATCCCCAGCCGTTACTTGAAGTTCAGCCTCGACTATCTTCCGTGTCTCTGGGCTAAGCGCTTCGAGAATCTTAGGTAAGTTCAACTCAGTTGCACCCATTTGTGTAGGGGTGTAACCATCGGGCATCGACTTAGACTCTGTAGAGAGCCTATCAGATTCAGCTCCTACTCGTCCTAGTCGGGACTGCTCCATCCGCTCTAGGTTTGTATCAGAAGCATTCTCAGGAGACCCTTGTACACCCGATTCAGATGGACGCACCCCTGTGTCTTGGAAGCCTACAGTGCCGATACGTTGACGACTGTCAGTAACAGGAATAATCTGTTGTATCCCACTTACCAGGGAATTAATAGCTTCCTTAACTGCAGCACCCTCTGGTGTTGAGCCCGTGTTAATCTCCTCACGAGTAGGAGGTTTCTTTAATTCAGAACCGTAGGCAGCTGCCATACGCTCTTCGTCACCTGTGTCACGGGTTAGACTCTCAGAGTAAATGTCGGCTATCTTCTGAGAAGCTTCTGCAGCAGAGATACCATTGTTCCAGAGATTACCTGCTACCTCATCAAGCTCACCTGCAGATTCAAACCAATCAGTTCCGTCTAGACCTATTGTCTCATTTACAAAACCAAGGCCTACACCCATCCAACTACCTACTTCAAGAGCAGAGCCTAGCGCCATACCAGCTCCTCGATCAGCACCTTTAAGCATATACTCTCCAGTCTTATTCCAAACGGTCTTAACAGTATCTGCTACTTTCTGAGCACCTTCCTGACCAAACGCTTCACCGTACTGTTCTCGGATGGCGACAGCACTGGCTTCAGGGAATACACCAAAGTCTTCTACAGATACTGGGGCACCCGTCTCGATACCGTATGAACCGCCCTCTGCCTTACCTGTGGCAAAACCTTCACTAGGTGTAAAGCCAGAACCGTACGTAATACGAGCTACACCTTCTTTACCAAAGACTTCTAGTGCTTGAGCCATAACCTCTGGATCATCTGGATTCTCTAAGAGAGCCTCCTTACGACGTTGTTCCTCAGCAGACTGTGCTGGACCTGAGCCTACAGGTGCGGCACCCGGGATTGTAGCCCCATCAGCTGGTACGAGACTAGGGCTCTGTGTAACGTAGCCACGGAACATAGGATTATCCTTATACGCCCTAAACTCAGTAGGATACAGCTCTGCAAGTTCAGACAAGACCTGCTGTCCATGTGTACGCTTACGGCGCTCCATAATAACGTCCCGAGCCGCTCCATCGGGGGCGCTATAGTACTCACTTAACTCAGTCTCACCCATAGTAGACAGAATACCTTGTTCAAAGGCAGTTTTCTGATTCTTAAACAACTCAGGACGCTGCTTATTTATGTCTACAAAGTTAGTCAGGTTAGCATCGATTGTAGCTGAGTTTAGATTTATAGCCTTCAGGTCAGTAAGCAATTCAAGAGATTTGCTGTAACCCTCTGGGGTAGTCATATCCAAGTTATTGATAGTAGCAAGGTACTCAGCTGCTTTCTTCTTGTTCTCTGCATAGCCAGGGACCTGAGTCACACGGATAGTCTCTCGAATTTGGGATGCTGTTGGCATAGTGCCAGTAGTACCCTCAATCTTCTTAATAAGAGACCAGAACTCGTGTGCATCTGCAGGGTCCGTAAGAGTTTCACTAACAGAGGTAATGTAGTCTACATCTTCTTGAGAGGTAGTATCGTCTGACAAGCTGGTCTCAAGCCAGCCGTTTAACTTAAGAACGCTATCCTCTAGTGTTTTTGGAGCAGGAATAGGACCTTCACCACTACCACCGGTAGCAGGGGGAGTTACACCACTGCCAGCCGCCAAACGGGCTGCAGTCCGTACAGCTGCATTCTGCTCAGCTTGTGTTCGGTCGTAAGTTCCTTGAGTACGGAGTTCTGCGGAGGCAGTATACTCATCAAGCTTAGCTTGCCGCTTCAGGTTAATCTCATCCATCCGACGACGATATTCAGTCTCTTCATTCCGGTACGCACGATCCTCGTCGCGAACAGACTTACGCTCCTCAGCCAGAGCTTCCTGTTGGTCACGCACTTCAATATCCTTGGTAGCCTGTACTACTCCAGCCCAAAATGACATTATACTACACCCTCATTCTTAGACGGACGTGACATCAGACCACCGGTAGGTGCTGCTGGCTCTTCGCTCATCATAGCTTCATTATCCATCATACCTTCAACAGGCATCATCTCTTCTTGTTCGTCTGTTGTATCTGTCTCACCCGAAAGGAAGTCAGTAGTCTCACCAGTCTTCTCTTCGTACTCATCAAGAAGCTTACGAGCCTTCTTGCTATTGATGGCATACTTAACCCTACGCTTCTCTTTACTCTCGTCAGGGAAACCCTCTTCGTACTCAATACCAGCTTGGTCAGCACTGCTCTTAATGAACTCATGGATGATTGGTGCAATGATAAGAGAGACATCAACACTGTGACGACCATCCATAACAGCACCACGAAGGATACCACTCGTTAGCGTGACGACGTCCATGCCTAACTCCATAGCGTCTAGGAGGTCCTCTGTCTTATCAGCTAGTCGATCAAGGTGCCAGAATACAGCATCCTCAGGCTTAGTCATCTGAGGAGGGTTCTCGTAGGGTGCGTTCTTAGGTTCTGCAGTCAAAGACTGTCCTGGGATAATAGCCATTATTGTTATTCCTTCTTATACGTTTTGGGACAGGTAGCGAGCAGATCTTCGTTCTCTGTGCTCAGCGGCTGGACGCAGGAAGCTGTTTACAATAGCTGAAGCAGCCTCACCAGCGGTTCCCGTAGACATAATCTTCTTAGCTGCAGAAGACTCAGTACTACCTAACTCTAACATCAAGAAGTCTAGTTGTGCATCGATGTCATCTAACGGCTTACCTTGCTTCTTAGCAAAATCTTCGTAAGCAACTCGCCTTGGACCTGTTACTTGGTAAAGACCAAAGCCACCACGAGATCCCTCTACGAGAGGATTCGCTTCATTAATACCTGCGTCTAAACCTGACTCGTCCCTGAAGTTCATTACAAAACCTTTAGCTACGTGCTTTGGGAGACCCCTGTCTACAAGACCACGATAGATATCGTCACCACCCCGAGCAACAGGACGACGAGGACCCTCATCACCACCTTCAGGACGAGCCTGTGGACGAGGAGACTCAGTAGGAGCTGAAGAATCAGGAGCCCCAGGTTCAGGCATTAAGGCCTCCATAAAGGCTAGTCCAAAACCAGAAACAGGGCTCTGGTTTACCTCTTGGGCCTTAGGGCGTGCACGAGGCCGTACAAGGCCCTCTACAGCGGCTTCTTTAGACTCCTTGGCAGTAGGGGCAGCAAACTTAGACCTGCTGTCCAGGACCGCCTTACGTGCTCTCTCAAGGGATTGCTTATATTCAAACTCTGACATGTTGTTACTTAGTCCTTCTTTAACCTAGAATCTTATCTAAAGTCCAACGGAACATATAGCCCTTAGCAGCCGAGTCTGCTCTCGAATCTGCGCTATCAGATTCCATCTTGGCCAGCTCCTTCTGGAGAGCCGATGTCTTACCAGCAAGGAATACGCTCAGAGCTCTATCCCCAGCATTCTCGGCTTGACGGAAGGCTTGGTCCATGATGTCACGCTCACGCTGCCAGATCTGATCCATAGTTGACTGAGTCATACCATTGGTTGCAGCAGCAGCTTGACGGTTAGACTCGTTCTGTGCAGCTGTATTGATGGTAGAGGAGTTCTGACGCCACTGAGCGTTAGCTTGTGCGATGACCAAAGCATTCTGAGCATTGAACTTGTTTGTATCTAGAGCCATACCAGCGTTGAACTGCTGTACTTGTGTAGCCATGTTAGCAAAGAACTGGTTAGTCTGGTTCTCACTAGAAGCATTGAACTGCTTAGCTGCGTTATCAGCTGACTGGTCACTGAAGATAGCTGAGATCTTCTGCTGTGACTTAAACAACTCAGTCTGCTGAGCCAAGTCCATGTTTTTCATATCCATAGCTAGGAATGATTGAGCATTGATGACAGCAGCTTGTTGGCGGTTGTTAAGGTTAGCCATGTCCATGTTAGACATAGCAGCTGCATCAGACAAGACCTTAGCGTTAGCTGCACTCAAGTTAGCTAAGTCAACTGACTGAGCCATACGAGCATTCTCTAGAGCTACCTGCTGTTCAGCAGTGAAGTTCATGTTAGCGATGTCTGAGATCTTAGCTGCGTTAGCTACTTTAGACTGGAAGTTCTGTGAGAACTCCATACCAAGGAAGTTAGCACGTTGCTCAGCTGCGAACATAGCGGTCTGCTGACGATTAGATAGATTCTGTGACTCAAACTTAGCAAAGGTCTGTGCGTCTGCCATAGCAATAGGAAGAGCTGATTCCATAGCTGCTTGGATAAGAGCTTGACCAGCCATACTGGAAGCACCAAGACCACGAGCAGCCATAGCAGCTGTCGCGTTACGGAGGGCACCAGCGGCCCACGCAGGGGGTTCAGTTCCCTGGAAGTCCTGCATAAGCTCACCCATCTGACCACGTACTGTAGCCTGTACTGAGGGGTCTGCTTGAGCAGCTTCGATGTCTAGTGCTTCTTCTACAGCAGCCATATCAACAGCTGAACCTGAGATCATCTCACCAGTCTGAAGGGTACGAGCAGCAGCAGGGGATACTACTTGTGCTTGATCTATCTGCGCAGCTTCAAGGTCTAGTTGAGCTAACTCAGTAGGATCAGTAGTAGCAGCTTGAACTGTGGCATCAGCTGAGACCTCACCTTGTACAGCATTAACATCAGCAAGAGCTGTGTCTACTTGACCTGCTACCTCAGTGGCATCGACTGTAACTGCTGGTGTTTTAGCGGAACCTGTGATGTCTCCAACAGGATCAATAGTACCTGTACCAGCAGCAAGGTTAGTACCAGCAGCATTAGGATCGATCTGTGCGACATCAGCAGTAGTAACTAGTGAGGAAGGGTCTGTGACAGAAGCTGTCATCATATCAGCTGCACCTTGGCGAGTAGTCTCAGCCTGAGCCTTCGCTGCGTCTTCCTTAGCCTTCTGAACAGCAGCCGCGTCTGCTTTAGCTTTAGCAACTTTAGCGGCCTTAGCGGCAGCAGCCAGTTTAGCAGCAGCAGCCTTATCAGCAGCAGTCTTAGCAGCAAGCTGTGCTGCGAGGGCGTCTCCACCTTTACGACTCCCTCCACCACCTCGGGCGATGTAGCTGTCAAAGCGGTTGGATGGCATAAAGGGGTTATAGATCATCAGAAAGTCCTTCTGTGTAGCTTTTGTCTATTGTAGAACCGACGAAAGTGGACCTTAGTGGTGGTTCCATAGAGTTCTTTGTGCTCAGTCCGTATAGTGCGAATCATCTTAAGTGCATGACCATACGGAGCTATGAATTCGATACCCCAGAGTTGGTAATCTTCACCTGGGTTCTCCTGCTCGTAGTCTTCACTAGTAGGAGTATATTCATCTTCTAAGAAGAGGTTAGCTTTATCTGGTGATAACCAACACCAAGTGATTAGACCTATAGGTTTACCATCTACGTAGTATAGTCTAATCCTGTTATGAGTAATAGGTAATAGTATATAGGAGATTACTTCACTTGGAGTATACGTAGAGTGTGTATCTCCTGTAGTTAGTAACTCTAGGCTATCACCTACTGCCTTATACTTGTCTATGTACATACCTATATGCACCCCCAGATACCTTAAGTCTTATTATACATGTACCTGAGGGTTTTGTCAAGTATAAACTTACACTTAGTTACAATAAAGCTTGTTTACACTCGTCGAGGGTACGTCCAGTATCGTAACCATTCAGCATCTTAGCGAAGTCTTCTTCTCGCTCAGGTGATGTCTCAACAGACACACGGTAAGCTTGCACCTCTGCCCAGAAGCGGTACTTCTTGGATAGAGCATAGAGAGCACCGTGAACGCCTACAGACAGTGCCATAGCCTCAAGAGGTAAGGCTGCGATATACATCTGAGCTACATAGAGTACAGCAGCACAGATAACTGTAAGCATCCACCACTGCTTGACGTGGGTAAGCTCATGTGGAAGCTGGTGTGGGGTAGTGTCAGCAGGGAGCGTAACGTACGGCCCCCATGCTAGGCCGTAACCACCTGTGTCCTTACGGATACTGATGATTGCTGGTGGGATCAAGTTAAACTTCATTACTCTGCTTCCAGTACAACCAGTGTACCAGCCTCGACCTGACGCATGATCTCTGCGTAGTGACGGTTAGCTGGGTCTAGTGGGACTGACATCTCTTGGCCGTCGATGGTGGCTTTGATGGATGTGTTAGTGCCGTCTTCAGCAAAGTATTGTGCTGCTGTGATGTTCATATCATTCATGATTATAACTCCGCATCAAAGGCTAGGAAAGCAGTAGCGTCGATTGCTAGTCGTGCTTTACAAACACGGTTTGTTGTGAAGGGCGTCCCAGCATCTGCACCAAAACTAACTCCAACCTTATGTATGGACGGGTCCACTGTTGCATTAAGGGAGGCGGCTGCGAAAGAAACCCCTGATATTAAGCATTCAACTCCGCTTTCGCTAATCGTAGGGGACGACCTCATCGTTGTGGGATAAGCATAGTCTATTACCACAGACGACGTGCCAAAAGCATAACCTATGCCCAGTTCCGTTTGGTCTGATGCGTTGCCCTGAAGACGGTGGTAATACCGCTGACACAAAGCCAATTCCTGCCCATAGCTGCGATGCTCGAAGGGGGTAGCTGTATCGCCTACTTCGAGTTGTACGCCTGTGATCTGGAAAGTATCAGACGTAGTTGCAAATACGTTTGCTTGACCTGTGACACTCTTGAACCCAGTCTCACTTGTCCATTCATACTCAGAAGTAATGTCATCTGGACCGCAAGCAAGATGAAATAGTATTGAGAGGGCTAGTACATTGCCGCTTGGAAATGCGTTGATAGTATCTCCGTCAAGCTGAATGGTTTTGTATTCCCAAGTTGATGCGCTGCTTATGCTATACGACTTCAAACTTGAATAAGATGAGCTGTTAAAGAACTGAACCCCATAAGCACCTGTTACAGTGCTTTTCACCCAGAACGAAAGCGTAACAGTCTTTGCGGAAGATGTGCCGTAGTCAAGCTGAGATAAATCGTAGCCCTCCAGTTTATAACTAAGCGACTCGTTTTCACTGGCAAGTGGTGTTGCGTCCGCTACTGTACAGCTAACTTTATAGCTGTTCTGAAAACCAGATGGGGCATCCGTGCTTTGTTCATGTGTTGCTTCTTGCCCAGTCCCAGCAGAGCCGTTCCTGTACTGCCAGCGGTCACAGACATAATAACCCGAGCCTGAAACACCAGCCACACTCGTCCCACGCTGGGCAACCTGCATTGCACCATTGATAATCAAGTTACGATTACTCAAAGCACCATCGTTGTAGACGTTGCCTAGATCGGCTAGTCCTCTTGCTTTACTCATGGCTTATACCTCCTGAGAAGCTAC